TCAACTACAAGTTTAGCAGACGGCACTCAAATTGATAAAATTACGGTTGTTAAAAGTGTAGCGTTTAATGGCTCTTCAGGTGCTTTAACTATACTTATTTCTTTTGCAATCCCTAAGTCAATTAATCTTTTGGCTTTTTTAGTTTCAATGCTAAATTCATCACCAGCATAAAAACCTAATCCACTACTAATTATTAATATTTTAATCATTTTTTTACTCTAAAAATAGGGGGCTTTTATACCCCCTTAATAAATTAATATGTTACAACTGTATCGTATTGTGAAATAGGATTAACTGTTGAACCACCAAGTAAAGCACCAAAGGCAAATACTGCTGTATCTGTACCTGTGTGACTTAAATCAGGTGTTACACTTATTCTAAAGTATTGCTCTTCAGGGCTTAATTGTAATCTATAAGTCCATTGTCCATATTTATTAGTATCTGCACCTGTTTCTACTGTTTCATATGAACCAGTTGCACCAAATAAGAACTCTGGAGTACTCCAAGTTGAATTATTTGTAGAATATTCAATAGTTACTTTAAAACCTAAAGTTTTATCCGCTGTTAAAGATGTTTTCCAATCTAAAACAACCAAAGCACTATCAACAAATCCTTGTTCAATTTGTCTATTAACTACATTTCCAACTACTTGAGTAGTGTCGCCTGTACCTGCTGCAACTGCACTACCCAAACCAATACCTGCTAATCTAACATTAGCAAAGGCGTCTATTTTACTTGCGTATGACATTTTTTAAATTCCTTATTATTTATATTTATTATTATAATGAGTATGCTACTTGTTCCATAATAGCAACCGCACCACGATATGATAACATCATATCTTGTCTTGTTTCAATTCTAATTATAGTTTCGTCAGAATCTTTACCATATTTTAAAGTACCGTTTGCGTCAGTATATACATCATTTCTTGTAACTTCTAATTTCAATTCTTGTTGAATACCTTGCATAATTTTGCTACCGTCAATTAACCAAATTTCAGATTTATCTGTTGAAATAGTATTTGAAATTGTATTTGAAACAATTACAGGTATGCCGTAAATTGTGTTGCTTGAACTTAATTCAGTTGCTATTGTTGCGTTGTTACCTGTAGTTGTTGCTAAAGATAAAATGTAATAATAACTTCTTGATGACATTAATATTCTACATTGTGATAACTCAATATTTTGAGCCAAAGCACTATCAATTTTATTGAATAATTTTAACATATCTGCAATTACATTTGTTAAAGATGTACCTGCTGAGTTAAATTTATTACCGCTTAATGCTTGTGTATATAATCCTAAGAATGATGACGCTCCACCTGTACCTTTTAAGAATTGAGCATCTACCATTAAAGATAATTTAGTTTGTAATTTTTGAACTAAATAAGGCAATACTTGATAATCTGCACTGTCAATTAATTCATTACCAACTGCTAAATGACCTTTGATAATTTTAGATTTTAATTCATAAGTACCAAATGAACTTAAATCAATAACACCACCTGCTTGTTGTAATTCAACGTAAGTAGGGTCGCCACCTGCTATTGTATCGTAAGGCAAAGTTAAAGCACCTTTGCTCATAGGTACTTTCATCGTAGGTATTTTGTCAAAAATAGTTTTTTGAAACAAATAAGGCAAAATCTCTTCATACATTACATCAGAAACTAAATAACCACCGTCAGTCATTGATGTTAAGCCCAAAGATTTTTGTGCTGTTAAGTGTGCGTAAGCATTAATACCACTATCATTCTTAACGTTTTCTAATGCTTTTACAACTGCATTTCTGTCGTTATTAGTGTTTAATGTTCTTTTACCTTCAACTAAATATTTCATAACTCCAAGTGCTTTAACCGCTGGAGTTAATTTATCAATATTTGAGTTGTAATCATTAACAACTAAAGTGCTTTTTGCTACACTTTCAGTAATTCTATTTTCTAAATTATTGTAATTTGTTTTCATTACATCTAATTCAGATTTAACCGCTTGTAATTCTACATTTAACGGCTCTATGCTGTTAGTAACTGCAGACTTTACTGCATTTACTACTTCATTATTTTGCTCCATATAGGGCTCCTTTTATTATATTATTAATTTCTAATTCAAATTCTTTTACATCAAAATAATTATCATTTTTAACTTCAGGTTTTAAACCTGTTTCCATATTTGTTTTTTCTTCAAGTGCTTCAATTTTGCTTTCCATTTCAGATAGCATACTATCAATTTCGGCTTTAATTAATCTTATTCTATCATAGTTCTTTTGTGATAAAACTCTACCTGCTTTTAATTCATTATCATTTTTAATAAATGTTTTAGGTTCAGCTGGGGTGGGTGTTAAACTTAACTCGCCGATTAGCCATTGCTTAATCTCATTATTTGATTTAATTACACTATGCCCAACCGCACCACTACTAACACCTAAATTACCGCTTTTAATCATATCCTTAATTGCTTCTAAATACTTTTGATTATCATCTATTTGCAACTCTTTCCATAGATTTGGATTAAGTGCTTTTAACTCTGCTTCAAAACTCAAACCATAGTCATCAATAGCATATTTAATTGTAGTTCCAATCGGTACTCTTTTTAATGTTTCATCAAGTCCGTGATTATACATTAAAATAGTTTTAGAATTTTCTTCAACGCCTAAAAAAGTATTTTTAGTAAAATATTCATTTTGTAAATCAACGCTATCAAAAACAACTGCATAACCTTTGATTATGTTATCATTAATTGTTAGTTTTGCTTTTACGTTGTCTAAATATGTATTATCTATATTCATTTTAAAACCTCAATTTCTTTTTTTTTCTTTTTTTTAATTTCTTATCCCTCTTGTAACACATCTACAATTAACCGCTTCTTTTGCTGGCAATCCTGGGCCTGCTGGGTGCGGTGTTTCATAACCGCCTACACTAAACATACCCTTATCATTTTGCTTTTGACCATCGGCTTTACGTTGGCTTATTCTTACTTTACTATCTCTTTGACTAATCCACATCAATTTAAAATTATATTTATCTGCAATTACTCTTTTAGTATTTTCACTTGTATAGGTTGCAACCGTACGCCCTATTGCATTTACTCTGCTTGCCTTATATACCAAATCAAACTTATTATTAATAGTTTTAGCAATTTCTTTTGTAAGTTCCTCTTTGCTTAAATCTTTGCCTTGCTCTTTTGCTTTTTTAATAATTTCGTCAGTGTCTTTAATTAATGTTTCTAAAGTATCTTTGTCTAATCTGCCTGCATCTTTTAAAACTTTTGTAATTTCTTTTGCAAAGTCATCACCAGTTTTATCACTCAAATTAACTTCTTTTAAAAGTGCTTTTAATGTTTCCATAAATAGTGAAGTTTTTAAACTTGATGTTCTTTTAGCAATCATACTTAAATAGTAATTCAAATCAAAGTAATAATTATATTCAACTTTTATATTATCTTTTTTCAAAGGTTTGTTAATATTTCTAATAACATCTTTTTGAATTAAAGTAAAAATACTAATATAAATTTTTTCTAACTTTTTAGCATAGATGCTATTAGTTTTATCGTATGCCTTCCAAATCTTTGTTTTTTCTAATTCGCTTAACTCAATACTTTTTTTTTTATACTTTTACTTATTTCAGTTTCAATTAAAGATTTTAATTTTTTAGTTTCATCATCGGCTTCATCAAGTTCATCTATTTCATTTTCAGTTTCTATTTCGGTTTCCATTTCTGGTGCTTCGGCTTCAGGTTCTAATTCCATTTCATTCTCATATTCATCTTCAACTTCATATCCAAATAATTCTCTTAATTCATTTTTAGATATTGCTTCGCCTAACATTAAAGTATTTGCTATGCTAATTTTATCGGTTAAACTTTCGTATTTGAACGGTGTGTATTGTATTGAATATTCACCATTATCATATTGCTTTAAATGTTTGTTTATTGCACTTAAAAACCTATTTGTGAGAGGGTCAATAGTTTGCTCATAAATAGTTGCTTTCATCTCTTTATAGTTACTTGTATATGCTGGGGTACCATTAACAAAGTCTAACATCAAACCATACATTGAAGTAATTAGTTGCTTTAGCTCTGTATTCAAACCACCTGCAAAGGCACCTGTATTTTGTGCAATAATGTTATTACCAATATCCATACGTTCATACTTGGTATTTTGCTCACCAGCGAAAACAATCGGAGCGTATTTACCATATCTTGATTTAAGAGCATCTTGCCAATTTATCTGCTCTTGTGGTGATATAGGGTCGTGGTCGTTAGTTAATACAATATTTGGTACGCCTTGACGATTTAATTCGGTATTTGCATTATCTAACATTGTATAATAAGCACCTAATACATCTTTTAAAGCATTGTAATACTTTGATATACCTTTGTAGTAGTAAGTAGGATTATCGCTATACGTTGGTATTGACATTGTTTTAATATGACAAACTTCGGTTGCTGGTATAGTAATCCATTTATTATTTAATGTTAAACTATAACTATCAATTAAATTGTAACTACCTGCTT